AGTTTGCTCGCGGCCGAGGAGTCTCGGCGCCGTACATTTCGCAGTTGATCGCGGCCGGGCGAATTCAGAAATCGCCGGAAGGCAAGATTGATCGGGTTCAAGCGAATGCCGTGCTCGATGCCGTTCGGGTCAAAGCGGACGGTAAGCGGCCGGGAGCGAATGCTCCTCCTCCGGATGCCGCTGCTCCATCGGGCGACGGCAGGAAGACGGCTGACGGCGCCTCGCAGGCTTACACCACGGCGCGCGCGGTGCGGGAAACGACGGCCGCGAAGATAGAGCAGTTGCGGTACCGCGAGCGGATTGGAGAGCTCGCCGAGGTGGCGGATGTTCGCCGAGGGGTGCAGGATGCGTTCGGGCCGATAGTGCGCGAGCTCCGCAACCTTCCGGACAAGATAGCCGGCCGGGCTGCGGTGGCCGCCAGCGATCCGCGAAAATTCCGCGACTTGCTCGCGGCCGAAATCGAGGGAGCTCTCGCCGGGATTGCGGATGTCGTGGCCGCGCTTCCCGGCTCTGTAGGCCAAACGCGACAATAGGAGGCATCGCATGGCAGCATCGAAGAAAGTCGGGAAGCCGCACCTTCGCGGCCGCGCGCAATTGGAAATCAAGAAATCGAAGGACGGTCAGTTCTATTTCGTTCTCGTCGCCGCGAACGGGGAGCCGATTCTAACGAGCGAGACCTACACCCGGAGAGCGGATGCGGAGCGAGGAGCGCGGACGATGCGCGACCTCGCCGGCTGCGCCTCCATCGTTCACATCGAGTAGCTCCGCCTTGCCGTTCGATGGTGCCGATGGCTACCGGGTCGCTTGCGATGCGATAGCCTCGGTCTTTCGTCCGCGCGCCACGCTCGGGATTGCGGCATGGGCCGCAGCCAAGCGCATCCTCACCGGCAAGAGCTCGCACGAGCGCGGCAAATGGACGAATGAGCGCATCCCGTTTCTGCGCGGGATCATGGACGCGCTCGAAGATTCCGACCCTTGCGAGCTCGTCGTCTTTGCCAAGAGCTCGCAGGTAGGCGGATCGGAATGCGGCCTCAACTGGATCGGCCGCACCATCGAGGAGGCGCCCACCCCAATCCTCGCGCTATTCCCTTCGGAGAAAGATTCGCGCAAGTGGGTTCGCACTCGCTTGCAGCCGATGATCGCGACCACGCCAGCGCTCCGGAAGCTCATGCCTCCGAACAAGCGGAGCGACGACGGGAATACCTTGCAGGAAAAGCACTTCCCTGACGGGGTGCTCTATACCGGCTCCGCGAATATCCCGACCGACGTTGCCTCGGTATCGGTCGCAAAGGTTCTCCTCGATGAGGTTGACCGGATGCCGGCCACGCTCGAAGGCGAAGGCGATCCGGTCGAGCTCGCGAAGCGCCGCACCGCAACCTTCCCTCGGCGCAAAATCTTCGAGGTATCGACTCCGACGACGGAGGAAAACTCGAGAATTTGGGGAGATTGGCTGCTCGGCACGATGAGCCGATATTTCGTTCCGTGCCTGCATTGCAACCATCGGCAGGCGCTCGACTTCGACAATCTCACATGGCCGGAAGACCGGCCGGAGCTCGCTTGCTATCGCTGCGAATCGTGCGCCACTCTCATCGCCGAGCACGAGAAGACCGAAATGCTGGCGGCCGGCGAATGGAGGATGACCTACCCCGAGCGCGCGGCAATCTGCAAGAGCTTCCACATCAACGGCTTATATACTCCGGCCGGGCTCGGCGACACGTGGGAGCAGCATGCTCGCGCTTGGGACTTGGCGAAGGGAAAGCCGGCGAAGGAACAGGTTTTCTACAACACCCGGCGAGGCGAGGTCGTCAAGGGTGAGCGAATCCGGATCGAATGGGAGGCGCCATACGGCCGGCGCGAGCCGTACAAGCTTCGCACCATCCCGCCGGGAGTGCTCATCCTCACCGGCTCCGCCGACATCCAGCACGATCGCATCGAGGCGCATATCCTCGGCCACGGCCGCGATGAGCGGTGCGTGGTGATCGACCATGCGGTGCTCGAAGGCGACCCCACCCGGCCGGAGGTTTGGCGCAAGCTCGATGACTACCTCGCCACCGAGCTCCTCAATTCCTTCGGGGTGGTGATGCGGCTTTCCTGCTCGCTCGTGGACTCCGGAGCATGGCAGCATGAGGTGGTCAACTTTACTCGGGAGCGCCGAGCGCGCAATATCTACGCCGCGAAAGGGTCGAGCATCCGGACGAGGCCACCCATCGGTCGGCCTTCCCTCATCGACGTTCGGCACAATGGGCAACTGCTCAAGCGCGGAGCGCAGCAGTACCAGATTGGCGTCACCGTGCTCAAGAACACGCTCTATGCGCGGCTGCGATCCGATGCCGAGGCGCTCGTCGGCGACCGGCTCATTCGCTTCTCTGACGAGCTTCCACAAGAGTACTTCCGGCAATTGGTCGCCGAGGCATTCGACCCTGTGCACGGCTGGCAAAAGCACTATGACCACAATGAGGTGCTCGACCTCGTCGTGCTCGGGCTCGCTGCGGCGATGCACAATTCGGTCGGGGTGCACCGCTACCGCGAGCTCGATTGGCAGCGGCTCGAAGCGCTCTACCAGCCGGCCAATGCTGCGGCACGGAAGGAAGCAGCGGCCGCACCGCCGACGCTTCCCGGCGGCCGCTTCCTGCCAACCAAGGCAAAGGTAGATAATTCGGGGAGCGACCAATGACGACCGCATGCGAACAATGGATCGAGCGACTCGCCGAAGCCGAGGTGGCGCTGCACAAGCTCGCCATCGGCTCGAAGGTCGAGGTGCTGCGCGCTGGCGAGAAGCAGTTGACCTATACCAAAGCCGAGCTTGGCGAGCTCCGCAAGTATGTCGATTCCCTTCAAGCGAAGGTGGACGCTTGCAACGGAACCCGAAGCTCGAAAAAGCGAATTGTCCAATTCATCCCGGAGTAGCCACCGATGAGCAAGCCGCGCGTCCGACTCAAGCCGACCGCCGAAGCGATTGATGCTCCGGTGGTGAGCGCCGGGATTTCTCCGGCCTTCCACGGCGCCTCGCAGACCATGCGCGATATTGCCGGATGGATTCCGGCGCGCGGCTCCGCCGACGCTGACATCCTCGGCTCCGATGCGCTCAACCAACTCACCTACCGCGCTCGCGACATCCATCGCAATAATGGGGTGGCGCATGCCGGGGTGCAGACGATTGTCGATAACGTCGTCGGCACCGGGCTCCGGCTCTCTCCGAATCCGGATTACCTCGCGCTCAATCGGACGAAGGAATGGGCGGTCGAGTGGTCGCGGAAAATGAGCAGCCTCTATCACTCGTGGTGGCATTCGACCGCATGCCATGCCGGCGACACCATGACCGGAGACCAACTCACCGCGCAAGTGATGTTCTCGAAGATCAACAACGGAGCATCGCTCACCCTGCCTCTCTGGATTCCGGATCGCGGCGACGGCTATGCGACGAAGTTGCAGACCGTCGAAATCGACCGGCTCTCCAATCCATTCGGTCAGCCGGAGGCGCGCTACTTCCGTGGCGGAATCGAATTCGATATCTACGGAGCGCCGCAGTGGTACAACATTCGGCGCGGCCATCCGGGCGAAATGTTCATCGACCCCACCGCGCTCGATACCGGGATATGGGACCGCATCCCTCGGCGCACCTCATTCGGCCGCATGCGAGTGATTCACGATTTCGATGCCGAGCGCAGCGGCCAGAGCCGAGGAGTGCCGCTCATGGCGAGCATCCTCCCGCAATTCAAGAACCTCGACCGCTACCAGCAAGCCGAGCTCCAAGCGGCCGTGATGAACGCGATGATATTCGGGACGATCACCACCCCGCTCTCCGGCGACGATATCGTCGACCTTTTCTCGAAAGACCCGGCCGCCTATCTCAAGGCGCGCGAGGAGGCGGCCGTCAGGATGCAGAGCGGCTCTTTGCTGGCGCTGCAACCCGGCGATGAGCTAAAGGAGTTCATGCCGCAGCGGCCGGCGACCAACTTTCAGATTTTCAACACCAACATTTACCGCATCATCGCGGTCGCGCTCGACATTCCCTACGAGCTCTTGCTCAAGGATTTCTCGCAGACGACTTACTCCTCGGCGCGCGCGGCGATGCTCGAAGCATGGCGCTCGTTCTCCCGCCGGCGCGATTGGCTCGGCACCATGTGGCTCGATCCCATCTACTGCCTTTTCGCCGAGGAAGTCGTCAACGCCGGGCTCATCGAGGCGCCCGACTTCTATGCGATGCGCGGCGCCTATCTGCGGTGCCGCTGGATCGGGCCGGGAAAAGGTTGGGTCGATCCGGTCAAGGAAGCGCAAGCCGCCGGCATTCGGGTGAACAACAATCTCTCGACGCTTGAGCAGGAATGCGCTGACCAAGGGCAGCACTGGGAGGAGGTGCTTGAGCAGCGCTCGCGCGAGCAGGAAAAAATGGACGAGCTCGGGCTCACGATGGACGATACGGCCGCCTATCCGGTCGATACCTCAAGCGATGCGCCTCCCGGCACGAACGAGAGCGACAACCCTCCGCCTCCCAAGAAAAAGAAAACCGCTCTACTCGCGGCGCCGCAGCCGGTGGCCGGCCTCGTGGAGCTCGCGCAAGCGATGTCAACTCTTGCGGGAAGCATGGCCGCCATTGCAGCGAGGCCGGCGATCCCGGCGGATGTGCGCGTCGAGAACCATGCGGCGCCGGTGGTCTTCCCTTCGGAGGCCATCCGCATCGAGCCGGCAATCACCCACGTGCACGGCAATGCGCGCGAGGAGCCGCTTGCCGGCCTCCAACGCTCGCAGGAAATCATCGAGCGCGACCCGGATGGCCGGGTGGTGCTCGCGGTGACGACGGAAGTTGCGCCAGCGATCCCGGCGGTGCCGGCTCGTGTGGTGCGGAAAATTGAAAAGCGAGTCACGGCCCGGGACAAGGAAGGGCGTATCCTTGCGCTCGAAGAAACCGAGCTCGTGCCGGCCGCTAGCTAACCACAAAGGAGCGCACTCAAATGGCAACAGGCAAGGGCAACACGTTCATCAACGATTTCCTCAAGCTCGTGCTGAATGCGACCGCGATTGCGAATATCGCGGACAACGCAGCATCCGGGCCGCTCACCAACCTCTACCTCGCGCTCTCGACCGGAACGCTCTCGGCGAGCTCGGCGCAGAACACCACGGAGGCGGCATACACCAGCTATGCCCGGGTCGCGGTGGCGCGCACCACCGGCGGATTCACCGCAGCCTCGGCGCAAGTATCGAGCCTCGTGGCCACGGCGAGCTTCCCGGCCGCAACCGGAGGCAGCGAGACGGAAACCTATGCCTCGCTCGGCACCGATTCGACCGGCGCGGGAAAGGTGCTCTATTGGGGTCCAATCACGCCGAATCTCGCGGTTGCGAATGGCGTCACTCCGCAACTCACCACCTCGTCAACCATCACGGAGGCTTAACCAATGAACGCGGAAGGCTACAAGCTCCTCGGCGCGGTGATCGCGCGCGACGCATCGCTCAAGAAAGCAGTTGCAACGGGCGATTGCAAGACCATCGCGGCATCGCTCTCGTGGATGCCATTCGAGCTCACTCCGGTCGATGTGCATTACGCCATCAAGGATTTGCCGGAATATCCGCAGCCGAAGCACAACGCCGGCGAGCTCCGCAAGCGAATCGACGGAATCCCCGAGCTATTCTCCGCGCGGCTCTCGTGCCAGTTGCGCGGCGCAGCCGGGGTGGGCGGATTGCAGGCCATCGTGAACGAGCTCAATCGCTCGCCGAATCCAGCGGAGCATGTTTCGGTGGAGGATGTTGACGCAGCGATGGGCTTGAGCATCGAGCCGGCGCCAGCGAATCCGGTAGCCGGCACGGTCGAGCTCGTCGGTCAGTCTGCGTTGGGCGATCCCGCCAAGCGGTAGAGCTCTCGACTCGCTCGATAATCGGCCGGCCGCTTCGCGCGGCCGGCTTTGCTTGAAGGCCGCCGAATGTCTCTGATTGCATCGGTATTCAAGAAAGGCAACGGCTCAACCGGGCCGGGCGCCGTCACGGCCGACCGCGATACCACCGGAGCAAATCTTCTCGTTGCGGTCTGCACCTTCTACGGGCCGCTCTCGAATGCCGCAGATTGCGTCATCACCGACAACAAATCCGGCAACGATGCGAAGTGGACGCTAAAGGAGAGCAAGGATTCAGTAAGCGGTGGCGGCACCGCGATATTCCATTGCGAGAACCCGACTGTTGGCTCCGGCCATCATTGGCTGCTCTCCGGCACCGGCATCTACGGCAACATTTCGGTTTTCGCTTTCTCCGATGCGATTGCATCTCCGGCATTCGATCAGCACACCTCGGCGAACAATGACGCAGGCGCAACCTCCACCCTGCAATCGGGGAGCATCACGCCAACGGCCAATGGCGAAATAATTATTTTCGGCTCGGGCGAGTACAACAGCGGGAATACCTCGACCGTCAACAGCAGCATTGATGCAACCGGGCATACCGCAGCGCCATCCGCAGCGGTGAATGTCGGCCACCTCGCCGGCTATCTCATCCAAGGCACCGCCGGCGCGATCAACCCCACGGTTGATTGGCACGGAACCTCCTCCGGCTCGGCCGCAATCGCTTCGTGGAAAACCACATCGGGTAGCGCGCTCGCGGTATCCGGTGCCGGCTCATTCGCTCCGGTTGGCGCTGCGCTTCGCAAGGCTTCGTTCGGATTCTCCGGAGCCGGAGCTCTATCCGCCACGAGCGCGGCTAGCTCATCGTTCGCGATGGCAGGTGCAGGCGCACTCGATCCGAGAGGAGCAGAGACAGCCAAGTCGGTATTCGGCTTTGGCCCGGGACGGCGAAATCTTCTCAGCTACACCGAAGCATTCGACAATGCTTATTGGGTGCAGATTGGCGCATCGGCCACCCCGAACGTAACCACCGATCCATTCGGCGGATCGCTCGCCGATAAGTTGGTCGAGGACAACCTCGGCACCAACCCGCATCAAATCCGCGCGGCCGAGCCTATTGCGGCATCGGTTAAGTATTCGCTCTCCGTCTATGCAAAAGCGGCCGAGCGCAACTACCTACTTCTATATTTCGGAGACGCGTCCGGGACCATCGTCGGCGCAAGCTACGACCTATCAACCGGAAAGATATTCGGGTTCACGGCAGGCTCCGGCTTGAGCGGGCAATGCTACCCGGCCGGCAATGGGTGGCACCGATGCGTTGTAACTTGGACGCCATCATCTACCCCGAGCTCTCCGAGGCAACGCATAGCGGTGAGCGCAAACGGAGCGGGAACCGGATACACAGGCGACGGCGCTAGCGGCATTTATATTTTCGGCGCGCAATTCGAAGTTGGCGATGCCACTCCGTACCAACAGATTACTGCAACCTCGCTCCCGGCCGGACCGGCCTTCGCGCCGAGCGGTATCGCGGCGCTGCGCGGAGCTCTCGCGCTATCTGGCTCTGGCGCATGGGCGCCGGTAGGCGCGCTAACGAAAGCAGCAACTTCAGCGCTCGCGGGAAGCGGAGCTCTCTCGGCTACAGGCTCCGCGCTCGCGCTCTCTGGCTTCGCATTCGGAGCCGGGCGCCGGAATTTGCTTTTCCATACCGACCTAGTCACCAATTCCAACTGGACGAAGCTTAGAGTTACCGCATCGGCAGTCGGCGATGTGATGCCGCTCTATGGTGACAACAACACCACCCGGCTCATCACCACCGCGAGCACCGGGACGCATGGAGTGCAGCAAGACCCGGTGCCTGCGGCCGGGCAGAACGAGTTCCATACCGTTTCGGTTTATGCGCGGCCGCTCGGAGGTTACAACTGGCTCGCGATAATTTTCGACACCCACCCGGGGCAGGTCATCAGATACTTTGACTTGCTGAATCAGAAGCCGGGCGGAGCTACCGTCGACCATTGGGTCGAGTCGGTTGATGGTCAATGGTGCCGATGCTGCATCCGAATTGCCACCGGAACCGGATCGAATCCAAACGCCGGCCGAGTGCAATTCCTAACCACCAGCGCGAACAATGTAACGAGCTTCACCGCGAACGGCACGAGCGGGATGGTCTTGTGGGGAGAGCAGCGCGAAATAGTCTCCACCAATCTTTGGGCTTCCCCGTACCAGCAAATAACATCCGGCCAAGTCGCCAACCCGGGAGGCGGAGCATTCGCTCCCGCCGGCTCCGAGCTCGCTCGGGCTGCGCTTGCGGCCTCCGGCGCCGGCGCCGTTGACTATCGTTCGGCCGCGCTCAAAAAAGTCTCATTTTCCTTCGCCGGATCGGCGGCCACCGATTTCGATG